CTTGCGTAGTGTTTCTGGTTTCATTTCATCCTTCTCAAAACACTCTAGGAGATGGTTTTTCTTCAGGGCAATACTGCTCACTGATATTTCTTATTTCAAACTCTACGTCCCACATGGATGAAAATGATTCTATGAATTTTTTTTCAATCTTTTCCATCGCAAAGACTGGCGAGAACCGCGCAGTAACCTCTTCAACTAATTCCTGTGGGCATTCTCTGTAGTTCCATACCTTAAAGCTCCCGCCCAGCAGAACCTCCATGTCTTGAACACAAAGAACATCCAAGCTGCCATGTAGTGTCACTCCAATTTTGGAGTAGACGGACATGAGTTCTTTCAACGTACAAGGTATCAAAAACCCCTGAGAAGTTTTTGCGGCGAACAATTTTGGGTTAAATTTGCCCTTTTCATCAAAGAATTTATCTACTACTTCGGTATGTTCTGAGGTGAATACCCATTCGTGTAATCCTTTAGATTTTTCAGCACCGAATTCCTCTGATTTCATTTCTCCACCTCAGTGACGAACTCAGGAGCCAGCGGATATTCCTTTCTGTCGATCTCAGGCCCAGCCCACATCCAGTGGACTCTGCCACAGCTTTTGCAGGACTGAAATTCAGCCACGACCTGAAGGCGCTTCTGTATCTTGTGATTTTTCATTTCTCCGCCGCAAGAGCACTGCATTATTTTTCCCCTTGGAAATAAAGGTTTCTCTGGATCTTATCAATCTTCCTTTATGCTGCGCTCGTACACGTTGAGTATTAGTTCCATAAACTGAGGATTGTTTATTTTGAATGGAAAGTCGAATGATCTAGCTTCGGTTTCGTTGAATTTGTCTTTCAACTCCTGAAATCGCTGATAAGTTTCAGACTTTATGCCGAGGGGGCGGTATCTTTCTTTAGCTTTTTCGTTACTCTTTATTAGCTGCTTTCCCTTGGCTTTTATTCTTTGTGCTTCCGTACGATATTTTGTGTTCCCGTGTGCTTTTTTCATAATCTACTCATCTCCTAATTGGTGCTTTGATCCATCAGAATTTCTCCTGGATCTTATGGCTTCTCATCTCTTTTCCGACGCAGGAGCATTGCATTGTTTTTTTCCTTAAAATACTACCAAAGAAGAACCTTTCATCCTTTCCCACAGCGACATGGCATCCCAGATAAACACTGTATCGTTCTCAGAAACATCACCACACAGAATAGACTCACCCACGGATCTCAGTCTGGGGTAGTCCCTTATAGATTCTAGACTTTTGCAGGTGAGGATTGCGTGTTTGATTATTGCGAGGTCCAGGTCTTTCTGACAGCCATCGATACACTCTCGGATATATTTACTGATGAATCCTCTTTCGATGAAGCCGGGAATCTTTCTCAGTTCTCCAAAATCCTTCTTACCATCAAAAAGCGTTTGCCAAACCTCATGCCCTTTTTCGCCGCAGATATCCAGCTCTATGGCCGGTTCTTTCTCGCCTGAGAAATCATCCACCCTGGCGCTGATGCACTCCTTCAGGAAATGCGGAAAGTAATAAACTGGTAAAAAAAACGGAGTCTCGTCCCCGGTTGCGGAATCATTACCACTGATTTTCAAACTCAATTCGGGCCAGAGAGGTCTTCGTCTTTCTCCGTTATCATCGCCTCGGAAATAAATTACGTGCCGATTATAGGGGACGTATCCGTAGTTCAAAACAAAATCAATTTCCAGGTGGCTTATACAGTGGAGAAACCAACTCAAAAGCTGTTCATAGGCTTCATCATTGCGGGGAACCGCTAGGTGTTTCTTTTTCGACTTGAGTAGACCGAGGCTGTAAAGGTGTTCCCTGACCTCTGGCTTGTGTGCGGAAATGAATTTTTTAATGTACCTGAGTTGTGCCTGGACATAGGTTTCAGGCAAAGGCTTTCCGGTCATCGTTTCCATCGTTTCCAGATGAACATCATTTTCTGCTTCCATCTGTAGCGCCATTATTTCTTCCAAACTCAATGTCTCTATGTGCTGCCACAGAGAGATTCCCGATTGTTTAGCTTCTTCCTCTAAAGTTTTTATTTTTTCCTGTGCGAGTTTTCCTGCATATTCTTTGACGGATATGCCCAGCTTGACCGCCAGAGATTTCTGTGCATCAGTTATGTAAAAAATAATCCTGGATGGAGTCAGGTGGTTGACGCGCCACGACGGTGAGTCTGATTCAGAGTAACAGTGCCAAATTAGCATCATTTTTTCGCCTCTTTCATAAGAACTTCTTTGATAGCAGCGATATAAAGTTTTAGGAGCCTATCGTCTTGTGGATCAGTGATACGTCGGTTAGACATATCGCGCTTCAGTTTTTTCAGGGACTTTTTGAGAACGCTGGGGTCAAGATCGTTTGCCAGCAATCGTCTTGACTCAGCGCAACGCTCTCTGGCCTGTTCCAGAGAAGTAGTAGGGTATCTTCCGTGGGTGAGTGTTTTCTCTTTCCCGCCGTAACGATATTTCTGTCTCCAGACTTTCGATCCCGAAGGGTAGATTCCAAGGTACAAGCCTCCGCTATCAAATAGCTTTTTGAATCTTTGTCCCGGCTCTGCGGTGGTAACAATTTTTTCAGTAAGTCTCACTTTCCTTTCTCCAAATCAATAAGCAAATCTATGTAGTGACGAGCCTTCTTCAAATCCTGGATGCCGCCAGCGGTTTTGTAGCGGCACAGATACTTAATGACGTTACCGACCCCATAGCCCAGGCAGTTGCGCTCGATGAACTCGAACGGCTGGAGGGCTAGGTTTTTGTAGTGGTCACCACCGACCTGCTTGTTACTGGCGCTCATGCTCTCCTCCATACTCGAACGCCCTTCGATCCATCCTCAACGACTGACCTGGCCGTCAACATAAACCCTTGAGTGGTCTTCAGATAAGACATCCTATTGGACAACACCTTGTAAGCATTGCTGCCAGAGACCACCCCACGGAAAAACACACTGTCTCCCGACTTCAGTTTTCTCAGAACAGCAAAGGGATGACCCTCATCAAACCGAGCATCAGGAAACGGTATGCCCTTGTCTATTCTCGGCAGAGGGTCAGCCATCAAAGGTCTTGCAATCGTAACAGAGGACAGGCTCATCACCTTCTGGCTCCTTGTAGGCTTCGGGATAGAAATGCTTACCGCATTCTTCGCATGACCAGTGGTCTGGAGGATCCATCGGAGCTTCTATGTGGCTCATGGTCACTGATAATCCCTCGGAGTAAGCGGCGACATCTGAGTCGGATAATCTTCCTGACTCGTTTGCCGCCGAGTTCTAAAAAAACCGTCGTGCTGTGGGTACATACGCATGAAGCGTCTAGCATAGAAAGCGCGGTAGTTGTTATTGAGTTTGAACTCGTATTGATCATTTCTGCCAACAGTATCAACCTCCCATCTAATTCTCTCAAAGATGGCGTTTACCGAGTAATGCTTGAATCCCCTGCGGAGGATCTCCTTGGTGAACCGGACGAACAGATCCCAGACTTCCGGGTGTTCAGAATGAAATGCTTTAACCTGAGAGCGCATCTCATCCAGCCGAGTTGATGCTGAGTCAAAACGGGAAATCATCATCGTCTGGTTTTTCAACTTTCGGCGCAGGGGCAGCAGAGGCAGCAGGTTCCTCTTCACTGCCATCGAAGAGATGGTCATACTCTTTTGGGTAATACACATCCCCGTTGATGCCGAAATATTTATCACCGCTATCTTTGGCCGTGTTCAGCCACGCTGCCAGATTGATTCTCGGACCCAGATCTGGACTCTGCCCAGATTTCTCCCAAGCATTGTTCCGCATCAGAACAACGAGCGTTTTCAGCATTTCTTCAGTGACGACGAGGTGCCCCCTGTAGGGCGGTTGCTTGTTTTCAGGGTTGGCATTATCGTTTTTCCAAAGACCGCCCTGTTTGGTTTTCGGGTACTTATCAGCCATTCTCTTTCTCCTTCTGCTCTCGCAGTAATTGATAAAGTTCCTCTATTTCAAGAGAACGAATTTTGTCCAGACGTTTATTCAACGCCTGAACCTCTTCTTTGAATCCGGCATTGTAAAGTTCGACCAAGGTCTTTTTGTTGCCGTTGCTACTGGTGAACTGGTCGATCCACCCTGCGACTGTTTCCGGGGCACCTTCTTTTTGCTCTGTTCCTTCAGGCGGCAGTGCAAAATGGAAAATGGTTCGGAATACAAAATCCATCACGTTGGTTATGTTCTCTGGCGTGGCACTGGCTACGATTTCTTTTTGTTCTGCCATACGTTTCTCCAGCGAGGAGGGTTGTTTGGGTTTTGCTTTAGCAGGAGGTGGCTTCTCAGCCTGTGCCTTGACGGTCTGTGCATTTGAGCCAGCATTCACGGTGTCTTCACCCGCAAAAATATAGTGCCCAAGCCCGAAAAGCGCCAACGCTTTGGTCAGGCAGCGCATCTTGTTATCAGAGATGTCCCTGCTGTTGGCCGATTTGATTGCGGCGTTCTTGTAATCCATTACGGGCAACCACATAGACCGCTGGCATTCGCCAATAGTGACGGTGCAGTGGACCGTCATGCTGCCATCGGCATGGGCTTCGTTATCACTAAACTCGAAAGTCGCCATGGGGTAGTGTTCCATCAGGATTCCCCATGCCCAAGCCCATGACAGGTAAGTCAGGCCACCTTTTTTATCGGTGTGTTCATTGCAGTCCACACTGCTGAGTGTGTTCCAGATGTTTTGATAGGTCATTTCCTCGCTGCTCATTTTGTCTCCTTCAAGACGAGTTATATTTGTACTTCACTTGGTTGATGATGATATCTGCAAGCTCCTTGACTGCTAGCTTTTCAAATAGAGCGAACGGAATTTCAGTGACGATTCTTTGTCCCATCATGACTACGACATGCTCATTTATTAGGCGCATCCCCACGTTGGCCTCTTTGAACCTCGGATCAGCCCAGAGACCCAGCATTTTCTTTTCAATTTCATCAACACCACCGCGAAATTCGACAGTGATCGATTGATCGAGATCAAAAATCGTCATTGTTCTGCTCCAAGTATTCTTTGTACTGATTGCAAAACGGTGCGACTTCACACCAATCCTTGCACCGCACCCGTTTGCCAGGGCGATGTTCGATAACGTGTTTACTGTCCATGCCATTGGTTGGGTCTTCTGCCCACTCCATTGCCTCCTCCATCGTGTTCAGCACACGGCTGGCACGTTTGTGGCTGGCAGATCGCATTACAGCGAATGTTTCAGGACGCTCCCACATCTCCTCTGCTGTGCAGAGCGGAAGCTCCTCGCCTATGAAGGCGGAGTAGGACGCTTGTTGGTGAAGTGCAATTCGCTCCTCTACAAAAGCCTCAATGTCTTGCCACTCCCATAGCGGTATGGGCATCTGCACAATGGGTGCTTCAGGGTAGTTGGGCCTTCCGATGTCAGAAGATCTCCAATCGCGCAGCATCGCTAGAACGAAAAGCTCTGATACCTCAATGTCTTTGGC